GCTGTAACCACCAAAAAGAGACTCATCTCTCCCTAATGACTAACAACTACAACGAGCACGGCGTGCTGGCAATGGAGCAGACTCCTACTCTTATTTTACAAAAAGAGTTAGAAACCCACCAAGAACCATCAGAATCACTTCCTCAGGTTACAGGAAGTTCGATCTTTGATGGTCACTCACAACATCTTCACAAAATCTTAAAGTTTAGCTTTAAGTATCGTTCAGACACTGTGGACAGACTGGTTGAACACTGGCGGAAATTATTCTCGGTGAAGGATTTTGAATCCTCACTTAAGAACATCTATGCCGGGTTGTTCTCCCTCTGTACCAACCAAGAACTCCCAAAACTTCATCCCTCGTTGGAAAGCCCTTTTGAGGCATTTCCACAACCCCTAAAGACCTTCATGAGACACATAGTCCGCTCTACCCGCGATCGATTCGAATCAAAAGATCCAAAGCGACGATCGCTCGGTATTCAGCGGGCCCAGGACCTCCTTTTTGTTAAGAAAGGAAGTCCTGTGGTTTCTGAAGGTCTCCTTGCGGCCACTTCCATAAAACATAGGGAAGGTTTGGCCAGGAAAGGTCAGATGAAGGTGGACGACCTGAATACAGGCGCCCTTATAAATAGACAGTTAATTTCCTCGCGGATCCGTGAAGTGGTCCGCCAGGTGTTTTCTCGTCCTTACCTGGAAAAACTTGTTCCAAAGTTTCCAAGTATGAACTCAGCTACCGATCACACAAAGACCGGCATGAAGAAGGGACGGCTCCCCTCAGTTCGACAGTTCGCAGCAGTTGCGGACTGTTTCTTCGAACTTGATGAGGAGCCTATCCTTTTTATGTCCTACCATCCCTGTGTGGGGGTTGAACAAACATATCGTAGACAGTATGGGTACAAGCCTAGGCTTGACCCTGAGTTTCACGCGAAAGCTGCGTTCATTCTCGAGCCATTGAAGGTTCGGCCCATTCTTATGGGCCCTGCCAATGAGTATTTTATTATTAGTCAGACCCAGTCCTACCTCTGGAGGTCCCTCGCTAGGTTCCCCCAGTTTGGTTTGATTTGTGAGCCTGTTACTGAAGAATACTTAACTAGCCACCTCGGACCTTCGTTGGCTGCCGACGAGTTCTTCCATTCGGGAGATTACGCCTCGGCAACCGACAACTTTGAGAAGTGGTTTAGTCTCGAGATTTGGAATACTATCTGTGACGTATCAGGAATGTCCTGCGTCTACAGAAGATTGGGGGCTAAGTGCCTCGTTGGTCATCTTATGCACCATGATAAGGTTCAGACCAACCAGGGTAATGGACAGAGCATGGGAAGCCCAATTAGCTTTCCGGTTCTCTGTCTGGGAAATTTTGTCCTTTGTAGTCTCAGTCACGATTTAGGTGACTGGGCCTCTCAGGACTCAGATAGTAGTTTCGACATTAGAAGCTACCGTTCTTTGGTTAACGGTGATGATTGCGCCTCTGTGTTCACAAAACAGAAGGAGCAGATCTGGAATCAGTTAGGACAGTTTGTTGGCCTTACCCCTTCTGTGGGGAAGACTTACAGTTCTAGGTCCTTTGTTCAGATCAATTCTCAAGCATATTCCCCCATTGATGGAGTTTTCCGTCGTATGTTTTATCTTAATTATGGCCTCCTCAGCAAGAATGTCAGCCGAGGTGGTGAGCTCCGTTGTTGGAGTTCCCTCCCTTCCCTTTGGGTCGAGTGGAGACTGGCTACCAACCAGCGCGGTATTCCCGAGTCGGAATCCTGGATGTTCTTTTATCGAGAACTGAAGGAGATTTTTGCTACGATACCTGCTGGTATGAGCTACTTTCTAGACCGCCAACTGGGTGGAGTCGGAATTCCCCTTCCGGAAGGTTTCAAACTAGAACTTTCGGATGAGGCTCATCGCCTTGCCACCAAGCTACTGAATATGAATCTACATGATAGATTATTATTCTTTAACTGGGGCATGACAACTCCCTACGATTTAGGGATCCAGGAATTGTGTGCCAAGTGGAAGTCGGAGAATGTTCTCAAGGTCATAGGTTTTAAGACCCTTGACCCTGGGACGCTTACCCCGGAGACTTCCAGTAGCCACTTCCTGCAATCCCTTGTGAAGGCCCATGGAAGAG